ATCCATTTTGTCATTTTTATACTCCGAAACTTTCCCCACAGCCACATTGTGCCTTTGCATTTGGGTTTATTACCTTGAGGTATGAACCACCAAGTTCTGTTATATAATCCACTGTACAACCAAGTACATACATCTCAGCCATACTGTCTAGAACTAATACGTTATCAACGAGAGTACCATCTTTATCAGAATCAACATAATTCCAATCATACTGGAAACCAGAACAACCACCACCAGATACACTTAGATGTACATAGGATTTTTTATTCTGTTCTGTCATAATAGACAAATATTCTTTTGCACTATTTGTAATTTTTACAGGGATTTTCATCAAACTATTTAGGTAATTTTTCCCACCCAAAGTCAGCACATAGATATTTTGTGTCTCCAACTAATACATAGTCACCAACAGATGTTGACCTACAACCACTACTAGTAAACATAGCAGAAACTTCTTTGTTGTTCCACCACGCATCATTGATTGAATTTGTCAACATAAAGGCCCTTTCACACTTTTCTAAGTCAGTCAAGTTCCTTTCGACAGCAACCGTCGCAACAACATAGGGGGTTTTATTTGGGGCAGAATGTATTACAGACACACTATCCTTGACAAACATTTTGTCAAAGTTACTCATTAATGCTTCATTCATATGGGAACAACCTCCGACACAGGTTCAAAGTCTTCAGAACAAAGAGTAGTATGTGCTTCCTCTTGAGTCATATAATAGGTATATCTATCGAATGGTTCAATACCATATTCTCCTTCACATATAGAACCTACATACCAACCAGCGGCTGATGCCATAACGATTGGTTCAGAAACTTTCATTGTCTCTCCATACACATCTTTTTTAGTGAATTTGATTTCTTCAATATCTTTTGCAAATTTCATAATCTAACCTTTTTTCCATATTACTTACTACAATACCATGATTCGTTAGTAATGTCAAGGGCTATCTGCGTTTTAATTCTAATTGATTTGCAATCCATTGTTTACCAGTAGGGTTTTGAACTTTACTTTTGGCCAAATGCATTATTTGTTTGTATACCTTAGCAAACACATCTTCACCTGCATCATTGTTATCTACAACAATAAAATTACGTCTAAAAAATTGACTGAATTTACCAATGTTAGATTGCACGGCATTCCAAGAGTTAGTAACAATAGACGTTTGAACACTACGAGCCCTGTCTGCATTTCTCTGTAAAGCAGTATCTAAAGAAGTATTAACAAATATCATATGTACATCATAACCCATTTGTTTTAGGTCTGTAGCTTGTTTTGCAATTTTATCATAGTCTTTTCCAGTACCATCAATGATAAGTCCAAGCCTACCTTCAACATAGTTGTCTCGTTGTTTCTTAGTTAAGGCTTTTGCTTTATCTCTTACCACATTTCTAGGTTTTTCTTCCTCATCAGGCATCTTTAGAGAAAGACCAGCCTGTTTCAGAAGCTTTTCAAAAGCTGGATCTGAATCAACAATTTTCATACCCAAACCACCAGAGGTTCGTTTGACAACGTATGATTTACCGCTGCCAGGGCCACCTGCTAGAAAGAATGCTTTAAGTATATTGGGATCGTAAACCCCTTCCTGTAGTTCTTTGAATGTTTTCATGTTTTATACCCTCTATAGTTTTCAATAAGTATTTATCATTTATCGTCATTGGTTCAATTCTCCTATCCCTGTTTATAAAATTTAATCTGTTCAATTTCTGTGAAGTTTTAATTTTTGCCATGTTGTTGACCATCCTATTTTTAATGAGATTTGTTGACATTATGTAAATTATATAGCTATAGAGTACTCCTTTCTTATAATTCAAAGACGGTAGGTAGACCGCCTCGTTTTGGTTCTTTACCAGAAGCCTTTTGTTCAAAGTTTATAGGGTAAGAATCCTTTGTAGCTTGTAAAGATATTGTGTGTGTTCTTGTTGGTGGATTAAACGTATGTCTGAGTTTACTTATTAAATATAAACCAGATTGGTGTTTGGAATTTATTGTGTCTTCATGGTCTTGACCAAATACAGGTAAACTCACTTTAATAACTTGTCCTGCTGTAACACTGGTGTTCCCATGTATTGTCATATTTATTGTCATTCCAGTATTTAGTTCATGTATCCTTTGTCTTCTTTGTAATAACCATTTGTCTGCTCTGTTAGATGAAAAATTTGGATTTTCTTTTGGATTTTCTTTTTCTTCTTCAACAGCAGCTCTGGCTAAACCAAAATCAACTCCTTGATCAACTAAATCCATTGTAGTAGGTGGTGGTGTTGGAAAAGACATATATTGTGAATCTATACCATCTTCTATTATGCTAGTTGGGTGTAGGTGTATTGATGAATTAGTAAAACTTCCTACTGTATTTTCTTCATCTATCAAAACATTATTATATTTTGGAGCACTACTTTCTTCTAGTCTTTCGTGTTTGTTGTGATCTTCAAAATAACTGAATGTAGATGTTTTATATCTTTTATTGTAAATATCATGCATTATCAAAGTAGAACCTAACATTCCACCTTTTATGTCAAGTAGTGAATTGTTTTTATTTGGTACAGATAGGTTTATGATTCTTTTATATGATTGAACAAGTTTTCCTGAGTCACCAGAAGAATATTGTTCATCAGTTCCTTTATCCCCAAAGTGATATTCTCCCTGTACACCGTCACTATATAAACTCTGCAAACTTCTAAAGTGAAATCCATTTTTATTTTCAAAAAACAAATAATGTGGAGAATCATTTTTAGCACTCATAGATTCTCTTTTAAGCTGTCGTATCAAATGGAATGGGTGAAAATTTGGAGATAATATTTTTCTAATACCCAAAGTTGGTTCTATGTATAAATCTTTTTTTGTGTTTATATATTTTTCATTTTCCATTATAGACTGTACAATAACGCTTATAGACTCTTCATATGCTTTTGAAATGCGTGTGCGTTGATTTCTTAAAAGTTCTGGAGAGCATATTTTAAGTTCAATAATTTCTGAATTAGACCCAGATGGAGTTCTACCACCCATTTCATAAACACAAAAAACATTTTCTGTAAAATCTATACCATCATCACCATCAAGGCCTGGAGTTATGATCTTCATAGAAATATACTCTTGTCCAATAATAGGCATATTATCTACTAAATTGTTTGTGTCGGCTAAAATAATACTTCCAGTTAATGCAGTTGAAAATATATCTTCAAATATATTAATTTCAGCAACAATTTTAGAAATGTCAGCAGCAACGCCTGAAGAGGATATTAAATCACACTTTTCTAAACTAAACTCACCAGCAAATTGTAAATTGTCTGCCATTAGATATCTGATTCTTTCATTAAATTTTTATATTCTTCTATAAACACATCTTTATATTGGGGATCAAGTAAACGAATTTCTCTAATTTTATCTTGACGCCTCTGTTCATAATCGTAGTTAGTTACTGTAGAGGCATTTGGATAATTTGTTAAGTCAGTTACCTCAATAGTTACTTTTGTATCTCCAGAGGTTTGTTCAATTTCGTAATGATGAACACCACTAGTATCTGGATTTCCATCTGAGTCAACATACTTTTGATTTAGATATGAATTAAATTGAGGAGTTGACATTGGCCAATCATGGTAACGATCTATAACATTATTCACTAACATTACTATCCAATGGAGTTCTGGATCACCATACAATTTGTGTGCTATTATTTCTGGAGTTTCACCTTCTCGTAATTTGTATGTATCAAATAACATAGAATTTGTTTTAACTTTAGCTCTGAGTCCTACTCTTCGCAATAGATTTGTAACTATTTTTGGTTGACCTGTATCAGCAGAATCATAGTATATTACAGGCATTGAATTGAAATACATTAATTAAAATCCTTCTACTGCTTTTTCTCTGGTAACAAGATCTAGTTCTTTAAATGTTAAAGATAATGAAGTTTCTATCGGAGGAGCTCCATCACCACCAATGCCAGCGTGTGTCTTATATCTATCTCCACCATAAGATACATTCATAGACTCTAAAACACAAGTTGATATTTTATGTAGAAAATGATTTTCAGCACCATTCCACATATATTGTATGTCAAATGTATTAGGAACAATTAATTTTCTACCAGCAGAGTCACTTCCTTCAAACTCTGGTAACATATTAAATTTAAATGCATTAACAATATTTCTTATTTCTTTTGCTTCTTCTTCACTCTTTGGATTCATTTTAAATTCATATTGAAATGTTCTTTTGTCAATTCCTTTAAATGCAAGTTCCATACGATCTGACAATACCACTCCTGATCTCATTTCTGCTGCAGCCTTTACTCCTGCAAGGCCAGGCAATGCCCCAAGTGTGTTTAACATCATAGCTTGTAGTGCAGCAGCTAAATTTTGATCCATACTACCAATCTCATTAAGTCCACCTCGCATATTTCCTTGAGCAAATTTCTCGTATGCATCTATTGCATTCGCTGTCAGAAATCCCATTTCTGTATCTGTATATTGTGTGGTGTAACCAGTTGTAACTGTTGCTGGCATATACATAGCAATAGCTGTAGTCATTCTTGTTGTTGGAGCTCTTTTTACATTTACTTTTTGGGGCAACGCACGTTGTACAGCACTAGAAGAAGCACTAAACAAACCAACACCTTGGTTTAATAATTGTCCTGTCGTTGAAGGCTTAACTATCGAATCAAGATTATTATATCTTTTACTGGTAGCTCGTGGACTTTTACCACCCTTACCACCAAAGTTTAATTTTGCATGATTTTGTTGATTTATATAAAACATCATATAGTGACCCTGATTACCAAGACCAGCATCAGACGTTACATCTAAAGGAAATGTATAGTTTTGTAAATTACCAGTTGGTGCTGTAAGTGAGTAAGTGTCAGAAGCATTTGAACCAGAATTTATAGATATATTTAAGCCAGGGATGTTACCTGCTACTTTTCTCAATCCTGTGTTGATAACCTGTGTCGCTACACCCTCTAGAAAATTGTTGAATATTGCCATTTATAAATAATCCTATACAGTTTAAACTATTTATAAGATTTGTGAGACAAGAACATGGCATATCGTGGAAAATACAATCCCACTAACCCTAAGAAATATAGAGGCAATCCTTCTAAAGTAATTTATCGTTCTCTTTGGGAACGCAAACTTATGGTGTATTGCGATAATAATGACAAAGTTTTAGAGTGGGGCAGTGAAGAAATTATCATACCATATTTGTCGCCTTGGGATAATAAAGTTCATAGATACTTTCCAGATTTTTATATGAAAGTTCAACAATCAAACGGTGGCATCAAAAAATTTATTATAGAAGTTAAACCAAAATATCAATGCAAGTCTCCACCAACCTCACCCAAACGCAAAACTAAAAGATGGTTTACTGATGTAAAAAACTGGACAATAAATCAGGCCAAATGGAAATATGCAAATGAGTTTTGTATGGATAATGATATGGAATTTAAAATTTTGACTGAAGACCACTTGAATCCAAAGTATAAATAGTAATATGGCACAAAGTAAATTTATACAAAGCGTAGTAAAGGCATCAGGTGGTAGACCAAAATCTACCCAATGGTATCGTAATAAGATTAAAGAATTTGGCAAGCCAGGGGCTATGGACTTAATTCGTGATGGTAAACAATCTCGTACACCACACTATGGTAGAATAAATATGTTTTTCTATGACCCTAAAGGAAGAAAGACACTACCATACTACGATACATTTCCCTTAGTGTTACCAATAGAAAGTTATCCAGATGGATTTTTAGGAATTAACTTTCACTACTTACCTATACCTTTAAGATTAAAGTTGTTAGATCGTATAGTGGATTTTAGCAACAATACAAAGTTTGATGAAAGTACAATAATTAAAGCAAATTATTCACAACTTAAAAACATAAGAGAAATTAAACCAACACTCAAAAGGTATTTGGCAGGAAGAGTCAAAACAAGATTTCGTAGAGTTGATGCAGATGAGTTTACAGTCGCTGCACTCTTACCTATCGCAAGATGGAAAAATGGTACTCAAGCAGAAGTTTATAAAGACAGTAGGAAGATGATATAATGGCGTTTCAATTAAAATCAATTTTAGAAACAACAGCATTTACATTTTTAAATGAAATTTTAGCTGAGTATAGTTCAAAAGATGGATTTGCCAAAACTAATCGTTGGGAAATACTTATTACTCCACCTACAGGATATAGAGGTAACAACAGAAGTGGTAATATTTTTGCTCCAATTATGGGTCAAAATACTGGTGAAGGTGTGACTCAAAAGGTTGGTCTTATGTGTGAGGCTTTCTCTTTCCCTGGCCGTAACTTAACCACTACACCAGATTCAAATTTATATGGGCCTGAACGAGAAATGGTGGATGGTTACACATTTGGTGATATATCTTCCACGTTTAGACTTTCCTCAGATATGAAAGAAAAACAATTTTTTGATACATGGCAAAGACTAGCGTACAATCCTCAAGACTTTTCCATAGGATATTATTATGATTATGTTGGTGAAATAAGACTTTACCAATTAGACGAACAGGATCGCAGACGATATGGTATAAAACTGTTAGAATGCTTTCCTAAGACAGTAGACCAGATGGCAGTAACTCAGTCGGCAGGTGATTTGCAAAGAGTTAATGTAACATGGGCATATAGATATTGGTTGTCTCTTGCAGATGAAGCAAATGCACCAAAACCGCTTGAAGATAGATTGGCGGAAATAGCAATAAACACGATAACTAAAAATATTGTAAACAATATACCAAGTGTTTTGAGAAAATTATTTTAAAGGATGAAAAATTATGGCGTTACCAAAACTCAATACTCCACAATATGAATTGGAGCTACCATCAACTGGTGAAAAAATTAAATTTAGACCATTTCTAGTTAAAGAACAAAAACTATTAATGATGTCACAAGAAAGTAAAAATGAAACTGAAATAACTGATGCTATTTCAAACATAATTAATTCGTGTACTAATGGTAAAGTTAATGCAAAAACATCTCCACTATTTGATGTGGAATATGTTTTCTTGCAACTTAGAGCTAAATCTGTTGGTGAAACTGCAGACTTAAAAGTAAAATGTCCAGATGATAATGAAACATATGTTGATGTTAAAATTAATTTAATGGATGTTTCAGTACAAATGACAGAAAATCATAAAAATGTTGTAGAAATTACTGATAGTATTAAAATAGTAATGAAATATCCAGTATTAAACGATATGAAAAATGTTGATAATAAGTCGAAAGAAGTTGATAATGTGTTTCACCTTTTAAAAACGTGTATAAATGAAATACATGATGGGGATGTTATTTATAGTAAAATTGATATGACAGAAAAAGAAATTGATGAGTTTGTTGATAGTTTAAATACTAGTCAATTTGAATCTTTAATGGATTTCTTTAAAACAATGCCAAAGCTTCGTCATCCAATATCTGTTACAAACCCAAAAACAAATAAAAAAGGTGAGATAATTATGGAGGGCCTTGATAGTTTTTTAGTATAGTCCTTTCACATGATAATTTATATAACTACTACAAAACTAACTTTGCGTTGATGCAACACCATAAATATAGTTTAACAGAGTTAGATAATATGATACCATTTGAAAGGGAAATATACTTAGGATTGTTAGAACAACATATTCGTGATGAAAATGAAAGAGTAGAAAGAGAAAACCAAAAAAATAAAGGTTAGGAGGCCCTTCATGGCTGCACAAAAGAAACTACAAAAAGGTTCGGCATGGGAAAAATATGATTTAGATGGAGATGGTATAGTCTCTGATGAGGAGTTGGAAATGGAAAGACGTATGATTGAACTTGAAGATTTGAAATCTGATATGGAAAATGAGGACAAGAAACAGGATGCACAACGTAATATGGCTTGGTTTGCACTAAGTGGTATGTTGTTGTACCCATTCGCAGTTGTAATAGCTGTCTGGTTTGGTTTAGATAAAGCTGCTGCTATTCTTGGTGATATGGCTGCAGTCTATTTTGTATCAGTTGCTGCTATTGTTGCAGCTTTCTATGGTAAAGAAGCCATTGCTGCAAAGAAAAATGACTCAATACAAGTCAAGAAAACAAGGTAAAGTAATATGGCTAAAGAAGAAATAGTACTTAAAGGTTACTCTGAACAAACTAAAAACTTCCAAAAGCTTGCCGATTCATTAGCCCAATCAAACATAGAAGCTAGGTCTACAGCTGCAATGCAACTAAAGACAGATAAAGAACAATTAGAAAAATTTGCAGAACTTCTTAAAGAAACTGGTATTGAAGCTAAAGACAATCAAAAATATAGAGATGAAGAAGTTCGTATCAAAAAAGCAGAACTAGCTCTGAGAAAACAAGGTGCAACTTCTAGAGCAGCTAGAGAAGAAATTGCCAAGGAAGAGAATGAATTGCAGTCTAATAGGTTTGAAAAGTTTTTTGGTCAAAATTCTTTTGTTGGTAAATCTTTAGGTGGTTTAGGTGACAAAATAGGTAATCTAATCCCAGGCGGCGGAGTAAAGGGTATACTTGGTACTTTAGGAACAGTAGCAGTACTTGGTGGTTTAGTTACATTTCTTCAAAGCGAAACATGGAAAGATCTAAAAGAGAAAATAATTCCAGCATTAGCTAGAGGATTAGAAACATTTAACAGAGTGTTCACTGAATTTGTAAATGATCTTATAGCACTTTTTGTAGACCCAAGTCTTGAAAATTTAATAGAATTATTCACAGGTGACTCTAGTTTGTTTATTTTAGGTCTA